TTTTCAGTAATAAAATTATCAAGTCTTTTCTTTTCTACAACTACCTGGTTTGTAAAATGAAAGTCTGGTCTTCCTTCCCACTTCTCGTGAATTTCTGGATCAAAGGTGTACAAAGATGAGCAGCCCCAGTCCCCTGTACCAGCTATATTAAAAATAGCTTCCCCTTCTTCTTCATCAACTGCAAAAGGAAGGATTTTAACATTGCTATATGATGAGAAAGTCTCACAAAGATGATCAAATAATTCTGGAGTTGGCTCAAAAGCATAAACAAAATTATTTCTTTCATCAGCAAATCTTTTAGTGTCTCCACCCCAATTTGCACCAACTTCAACTATAGTTTTCATTTATTATTCTCCAAAAAGTAGTTTAAATCTTCAGGGGTTCCAATTCCCCACATCTTATCAATCATCTTTAACCTTATTCTTTTTCCATCGCTTATTGCTTCATTAAATACTGGGCAAACATAGAACTCATTATTAGTTCTAATATTTTTTTCTATCATTTGCTTTGCATACTTTACATAATCAGATCCGTGCTTCCAAAAGTAAATTCCAACAGTTGCATTGTCAGAGATTGGATTCTTTTCTGCAACTTCAGAAACAAAACCATCTTCACCTATTTTTGCAAAAGACCATTTAGGATGTGTTGCTTTAAAAGAAAGAATTCCACCATCTGATTTGCTCGCTGTAAATTCATACAAAGCTTCATTAGAGTCCCACTCAACATATTGATCTGAATTAGCCATTAGTAATGGCTTGTCACTATCAATTAAATGTTCTGCGAGCAATGTAGTACAAGCTGCACCTTCAGTCATTCCATCAACAACAACAATGTCGCAATCTGGAGCAATAAGATTAAGAAGTTGTTTAAGATTATACTTTTCATAATGATCTTTTTGAACTAAGAAAATATAGTGTGCATCAATGTTAAGATTTTCAACAACTACTTGAATCATTGGTTTACCATTAACTTCAATCAATGGTTTTGGAAATGTATATCCAGCTTGTGCAAATCTTGAACCTGCTCCAGCCATAGGAATAAGGACATTCATCTCTTTATTTTTCCAAGGCACTTGTCCAGTTCTCTCTTTCTGCTCAAACTTATTTATAAAGTCTATGAACATTATATCATTTAGGTCGTATGAGTCTTTAATTGGATACAAGTTTGCACCAGAACTTAAAGCACCCTGTCTACCAATATGAGAATCTTCTATAATTATTGTGTCTTTTGGAAAAGCATCTAGTGCAACCATACATTTCCAGTACATTTCTGGATGTGGTTTTGGATGCCAGACATCTTCATTGCTAACAATATAATCTACTAGATGTAGAACATCTATTCCATGCAAAGACTTTATGATAGTTTCTCTAATACTATTAGAAGCTACTGCTATCTTCCAGCCATTTTCTTTTAAGTAATTCATAATGTTAATAGCAATAACATTTTTTGGAAGCGACTCTAATAATTTAAAAGTAGAATCCTGCTTATTGTTCCAAACCTCATCGTGCTTATCGGTTGGCAAACCTTTTTCTTTAGTAAGCATTTCAAGTTTTTTTCTTGTATTCAATCCATCATACTTCGATAGATGCTCTTGATAAGATATAGCATATTTATCATCAATCAAAGTTAGAGCATCGTTCAAAGCTTTATAGTGAAGATCTTTTGAATCAATAAGTACACCATCTAAATCAAATATAACTAATTTATTACTCATCTTTGAGGTCCTGCGTGTCTATGCCATTTATTATGTCTAACAATACTTTTGCCATTACATTTCATAACATATTTGTTTCTTACTCTATAAGACCATTCAACATCTTCTTCTTCATTCCATCCACGACTTTCATCTAGTGGCTCTTCAATCATTACATGACGTTTTATAATAAAGAATCCACCAGAGATATACATATACTGTGTCTGTGTCCAGTCATCATACTTTAAAGACCAAGCTCTTCCATGACCAGGCTTGTCCCATAGAGACCAGTCCATTGGATTTCTTGCACCAGTAATTAAGTATTGCGGGCAAGAACAGATATCCCAATCAGTTCCAAATTCAACAAAGTTTTTATACCAGTCTTTATCAAAAATATGATAGTCGTGCATAAGGACAATGTTTTCATACTTAGCTTCTTTTACAAGAACATTCTTCTTTTTAGTAATCCATCTTTCTTTAATAGATTCATCAAAGTCAATCTTTCTAATGTCTTCCCCGTCAATACCAGAGCTATCTCCACCACCAACAAAAAGTATTTCGTATTCTGGAATATTAAGATTACGAATGCTTTCTATAATCTCTTGAAGTCTTTGTTTATCTTCATAAACTGTTATAATACCAAAAGTCCACTGTATGTCATTTATCATATATTTGCCTTATTAATAAATATAGCAGCAGCAGATAGTGGACTTTCTTTTTCTCCTCTTATAAAGACATCTAAAAGTTCAGCATTCTTATTAATATAATCTATTTCTTTTGAAGTACCATATGATGAATTCCAGCCATTATTTTTAAAGTTTAACACCAAGTCTAATGTAGGAATTTCTGATTGTTTTAAATAGTGAGAGCCAGTCCAAGGTGCGTGTAAGTCTTCCATGATATATATTTTTGATACAGAAAATAAGTATGCAAAAGAACTTTCTATCATTTCTTTTGTATGTCCACCATCATCAAGAATTACATCATACATTCCAGATATATTTTTAAAAGTCTGTTCCCTATCTAGCTGATCAACGGTTCTAATATCTACACCAGGAATCGGATCACACTCAAGTATGTCCCAACCTTCTACAATACAATCAGACTTTAACCATTCTCTCCACATTTTCATAGAGTTTCCAGCCTGTACGCCAATTTCTAAAAATCTATCAATATCATCTTGGTTTAAATATTTTTCATAGAAATCTAAATACATATGATAAGTTGCTTTATCTGTTTGGTACTTTTCACCTATGCTATGAAGACTATTCATTAATAAATCCTGTCGCTACAACAGTTACTAAAATACCGTCTTCAAGATCTGGATCTAATACAGTGCCAAATATGATGTCAGCATCTTCGTGTGCTTTATCTGCTACTAGTGATGCAATAGTATTTACTTCCTGCATTTTAATTTGACCAGAGGAGGCAATTGAAATCAAAACTCCAGTTGCACCATTAAGATCAACATTAAGAATTGGACTTGTGATTGCTTCATTACCTGCAACTTCTGCACGATCTTCTCCAGTTGCATAACCAATTCCCATAAAGGCAGATCCAGCATTTTTCATAACTCTTTTAATATCTGCAAAGTCAATATTAATTTGACCAGGTGTTGTTATTAAATCTGATATACCTGCTACTGCTTTTAATAAAACATTGTCTGCTTCCTTAAATGCATCCTGCATAGAAATTTCTGGATCAAGCATTGAAATAAGATTTTCATTTGGAATAACTATAAGCGTATCAACTTCTTTACTAAAACTATTAATTCCTTCTAAGGCGTTATTCATACGCTTCTTTCCCTCAAACCCAAATGGTGTAGTAACAACGCCCACAGTTAATGCTCCAGCTTTTTTGGCACATCCAGCAACTATTGGTGCAGAGCCAGTTCCAGTTCCGCCACCCATTCCAGCCGTTACAAAAACAACATCAGCTCCTGATACAACTTCTGCAATCTCACTTATGCTATCTTTTGCAGAAAGTCTTCCAATATTTGGATCTGCACCAGCACCAAGACCACGAGTTCTCTCTTTTCCAATATCAATTTTTACATCTGCCAAACTTGGCATTAATGCTTGAACGTCAGTATTTACTGCAATAAACTCTACGCCAGATAGTCCTTGGGTTATCATGCTATCAATAGCATTGATTCCACCACCACCGCAGCCTACTACTCTTATATCAACTAAATTACTCATAAAAACATTATACCTTAATCTACTTGTATGACTTTTTAGACCATTGTGTTTTAATATAATTTCCAAAGGAGTTTAGTCTTAACCATTTTTCTTGCATCATTGGATGTACGCCATCTGGGTAGCGATCAAACTCTGACTGCCAATTTTCTCTTTTAAAAGGAGTTATCTGAACCAGTGGGGTTCCACGCTCTACTAGTCCTTCAAAACCATCTTTTAACCACATTGGTATGGGAAGACCAGCATCATACTTATCAGTATCAACAACAGCATCAACTGTTTTAAAAGGCAAATTATCGTAACCTGCTGGAGAAGATATTCTAATAGAGTATCCTGGAGGAGTTCTTACGCACCATAAATTAATAAACTTATAAAGGTTAGAATATCCTTCTGGAGCTTCTAAATGATCAGAACCATCAATGTTAGACTCAAATACTTCCCTTGTAGTTTTCCACTGTAACGATGGTCTATATCCTGGATTGTCAATATCTTCGTAACTCTTAATAAAAATATCTGCCCAAAGTGGAACAATGTATCCAGAAGTTACTGCATCAAGCATTGGCATACATTTTTTAGGAGACAGGTTGTTTCGTAAATTTCTTAATAAAAAGTTTTTTCCATCTGGATTTTCTTCATCAACAATATATGGTGGCATATCTTTCCACCATTGAGGAATATTGTTTTTTGCAGGATAAGGCTTGTCTGCTAACTCCCAAGCATAATCATGAACTGCTATAAACTTAATTTTTTTAGACATTATTTAAAATCCTTTTTTGTCCAAACAAATCTTTTATAATGGTTTCTAATATGTGCATTAAATCCAGCCTCTTCCATTAACTTGTACTCTCCCTCTTTTAGAGAACTATAATTTGCTTTCCAGCTTTCTCTTTTA